ATTTTTCTAGCCATTAATTAGCCTCTTCCATTATCATTACTTAGCTTCCTAATAAGATATCCATTGCACGGAATGGATACGCCTTTCCAACAGTATTTACGTTAGGTCCTAGCATAACTCTACCATCAAAAGTAGATCCTGAGGGCGGAACCTGCGAAAAGGCTATCCACCCATCGCTATCTAGCATAAATCCATCTAATGGTAACATAGACTGCCACACATATTCAGGGTAACTTGGGGTTTGAACCACGCCGTTCAGGTTAATCATTAGTCGTAATGGATTATAAAGTGGAACCTTTACTCCTTGGTGTCTAGGTTCAAAACGGCTTTCCCTATCATCAAAGGTATAGCGAAGGTCATCCAATGGGATGATATCTGGCAGGTAAGGCAAGCTAGCAAAAATTAAGTCATCAACGTACTTCTTGCTAGTAGCATCAGCATTGTCTACCGGGGTTAATGGTACGTGAACGTGGCCTGTAAATGTAGGGCTCTCTGTACGAGCAATAGCCGTAGAGATATACGGTTCCGCAATTGGGGTAGCTGCCCAAGTACCAATAGTGACATAGCCAAGAGTAGCAATATTTAGTGGTACACCTGAATACTGGGCCAGGTTAATTACGTCTGTTCCTACCTTGATAGCTCCACTTGTAACAGTAGAGGTACCGGAGTTAGAAATAATCCAAGAAGAGTTTGCTAGGTATGTTCCAGAGGTAACGAAGATATAGTTACCTGGCTTAATGGTTCCAGCTGTAAGGTTTCCGTTAAAGTCTGTAGCACGAGTAAGTATAAATTGTGTAACTGCGTCGCCAGCATTAGTGACCACATAGATACCGTTTTGTATAGCGTTAGTCTGGTCTTTAACAAGCACACGTTGACCTGCAGTGACTCCAACACCATCAAGGATAAGAGCGCCATTAACAGAGGCTGTAAGTGTGGCCCCAATACCAAGGCCACCAGTAGAGTCTGAGGTTCCAGCTGCGTAGGTAGAAGATAGATTGGCGCTGGTTGTGTAAATAACCTGGTTCTTAATAGTAAGTCCAGAAGCAATATTGTCTACGTACTCTTTGTTAGCAGCCTGACCACCAGCTGTTGGGTAGGGCACAAGGGTAGTTGTACTAAAGGTTGTAGGTAGGTTTACGCTAAGAGAGCCTGTGGCTCCACTTGTAGATGAGCCAATATTTACGTTAGTAATTGAACCAAATGCCCCACCAGTTCCAAGATTTATTGTCTTGGTTATACCACTTGTAGTTTGGTTAGCGGAGTAGTTGTGAGTTACGGCCCCGGTAGGTGTTCCACCAATGTTTAATAATGTAGCAGCTCCAGCAAAACTTACTGTTGTAGCACCTGTGTTATATAGGTCTACGTAGGTTAGGTTGCCTTTAACTGTAGGGGCATTAAGAGTTGTAATAGCGGTTGAATCGTTAGATCCAATACCTAAAGTCGTAGCTGCTCCAGCAAAGTTAACCGTAGTTGCTACCGCATTAATTAAGTTAAATGAGGTTGTTCCAGAGACAATAGATGTGTTAAGTGTTGGAGATGTAGCGGCCGCATAGCTGTTAGTATCTATGGCGTAAGTGTTAGTTCCCGTTCTTTTTACAAACCCGGTACCTGTTAAAGCAGCTAAAGCAGTTAACTCATTACTTGCTGTTTGATATGCGTGACTGTGAGAAGTGTCAGATTTTCCACTAAGCTGTGTTTGAATAGAAGATGTGACGCCTGTTACGTAGTTTAGCTGGGTAGTAGTTACTGTTGCTCCAGCAAGCTTGTTTAGTTCTGCAGTTGTGGCTGTTAATCCTGTTAATTTGTTGATCTCTGTGGATGTAGCGGTAACAACCACTGTGTCGTTAATATATGGGTTTGTAAGAGTCTTGTTTGTAAGGGTTTGTGTACCAGTAAGTGTGGCCACTGCCGAGCTAATAGCAAGTGTGTAGGTTCCTGCAGAATCGTTGTATGTTCCAGTAAGTCCTGTACTAGCAACAATTGTGTTGTTGATCTCATCTTGTACACGCTCTTGTGTGTAGTAAAGGTTTGTTCCTTCAGGCACTGCTGAGCTAGTAAGGGCTGTAAATTTACCATCTGTATATGTGTTGGCACTAGCAAGAGATGCCGCATCTCCACTGATACGAAGGGAAGCTTCTGCAGCAATAGCGGTAGTACGGTTGGTAACTTCAGTAGAGATAGCTGATGAAATTGCTGTGCCACGGTTAGTGGTTTCTGTTGCAATAGCAGCATTTCTATCTGTAACCTCTGTTGCAATCTTACTGTCTGTGTAGGCCTGGTCGGTAACAGAGGCTGCGGATATAGCAGAGTTGCGATTAGTTACCTCAGTACCAATAGCTGTGGTAATAGCTGCGTCACGAGCAGTAATCTCTGTGTTAATGGCGTTTGTAATTGCTGTACCACGGGCGGTAGTTTCAACGCCAATGGCTGTATTACGAGCAGCAATCTCAGCAGTTTCTCTTGCATCTGTGTAAGTCTGCGCAATACCAACAGCTTCATTTTTAGCATTAGCGATGTTTACGTTACGGTCAAGTACTTCTTGAGCAATCTTGGTGTCTGTATAAGTAAGTGCGTAACCAACACCACCGTTAATTGAGTCGTAGATATCTTGTGGAAGAAGCCCGACTTTTACCCAAGCAGTTCCGTTATCTAAATAAAGATGTCCAAGATTGCCAAGAAAACTGAAAGTATCTGTGGCTACATATACACGACCAGAGCTACCAGCAGCTGGACGAGAAGCAAGTGTTCCGTATAAAACTGTAGTGCTAGATCCTCCAGCTGCAACCCAACCGGAACCCGAATAGCTATATAGGGTGTTGTCGGTAGTGTTAAAGTAAACGTCACCGGCAACAAGGGTTGGGATTGTTGGAGCAGTTGCTGAGGCTAGTACGTTTAACGGAACAAGGCTTTTTCTGCTCATGTGTTATCCGTGGACTACTGCGCGATACTGTCCTGCGGTAGGGGCAACTGAAAACAGAAGAGTAACTGTGTTGACTGTAGCGTGTTGTACGTCGCACATTACTTCGTCATAAGTAGAAGTAGCTGAGTATACGCCAACAGTTACATCACGAGTGTTCAAGTTGTGAGTAACAGTGATTGAAGTAGCTGATCCGTCACCAATAGCTGTTGCATACTTACGAACAACTACTGCAGTATCAATTGCAACATCATTAGCGTTTGAGACAATACCTAAGCCTGCAATAACATCAAGTGTGTTAGCTGTCTTAGTTAAACCGTTACCTGCTGTAATCTGACCTAGGCCAGTAAACTGTGTGAAAACTAACGCTGTTGTTCCAATTGTTACAGTACCGTTATTTGTAAGTGTGTATCCAGAATCAGCGTTTACAGTTCCTTCTTCTACAAAGACCGCAAAAGAGGCTGTGATTTCTGCAGCTGTGTCTGCGTCAGTTGCTCGTGTAGGGGCTCCAGAAGCCTCTACAACATAGATACCGTTCTCTGTTCCGTCTGCTTGGTCTTTAACAAGAATACGGTTACCAGTTGCAAGAGTTACTCCATCGAGAGTATCTCCGTTTTCAAACGCTGTTGCTAAAGTTACAGCAGCTGTAGTAGCTGCACGAACTGAAGGCTTCCAGTCAATACCAACAACTGCTGCATCAACGTAGCGCTTATTAGCAGCATCTTGTGCATTAGTTGGGTCCGTAAGGTTTGTAATCTTCTGGTTGTTAAGGTCAACAGAAGCAGTTGCAAGAGCAAAGTCGTGAAGTTTATTCTCTACAAGAGCGGCAGTACCGCTAGCATTTGGTAGAGCGATTGCCCGGTCTGCGGTAGGGTCTACAACAGAAAGGGTTGTTTCAAAAGCGTTAGCTGTGGCACCTTCAAAAACTACGCTAACACCAGTGTCAAGGCTTACTGTGCCTGTAAAGGTAGGGCTAGCTAAAGGGGCTTTAAGATCAATCTGTCCTTGGATTCCAGAGGTAACTCCGTCTACATAGTTAAGTTCTGTGGTTGTAAGTGTGGCACCATCAAGAATGTTAAGTTCTGCAGCGTCTGCTGTTACACCGTTAAGGCCAATGGCTTCAAATGCAACGCCATTGTAAATGCGCATTTCATTGGCCACTGTGTTGTAATAAACTTGACCAGCAACAGGGGTCGATGGATCAGCAGCCAGGTTTTGAATAACCGCATTTTGAAGTTCATTTTTGGTTAAATCAATCGGGGTTAAAAATTTACGTGCCATTTACTATCTCCTTATGATAGGTAAGCTGCACCACTAAAGGCCGACCTAAACGTTAGCAGTACTGTAGCGGGGTTTGGGTAAGAAATCTCTCCTTCAACAACACTACCCCCAGAGTCTACTACAGTAACATTGGGGTGAAAGGTCAAATTATGAGAAATGGTCCATGTAGCAGAGGGTGTATTTTGAGTGTATATGAAACCTAACTGCGGATCTTCTATACTAGCGTCAGAAAGAACAATGTCAGGAGAATCTATGATAGTAGTGATATTTGGAATCTCTAGCCCATAGGCTGGATTAGGCTGCCAAATCGGGGTCAAATTGTCACCTGCTTTTGTGTAAAGACTTTACCTGTAGCATAAGTTTTAACCTTGCCGTCAGCACCAGTCATTTGAATATCATAATAACATGTCTTTGGTAGATCTTCTGTAGTTGTTGCAGGAAGAGAGATTATCAGGCCGTCTAAAACGCTGTTGCTGTTTACAGAGTACTTTGTAATAGTAAAGTCTGCAAGTAGTACTGGACCAACCTGTGCAAAGTCGCCCTGAGTATACAGACGAATCTGTCCCTTAGGGGTAAATGTGGTAAGATCAAATCCAAACTGGTACCTCATAGTAAAGTCATCTCCAGAGTACATTGAGATATCTCGTGTAAGGACTGGAGTAGGAGGAGTGATATCCCCGTAATCCGGCATAGGTAGCGTAACTCTGTCTGGTAGAGAGTGGTCGTCGATCTCTTGTGGGCGATAAATTGGTACGTACCTGTTTGTACGTCGGCTAATACGACGAAGGCTTGCAACCTCAATACGGTACAGACCAACACCCAACATAGTACAAAGTTCTTTGTATTGATTCTTGCGGATTTCCACCATCTCGTTGAGTTGACGGAAACGTTCTGAGCGTGGGATAGAAACACCGTCAGGTGAAATGATATCAATATCAAAAGCTGAATCAGTAGCTAAGGTGTATAGGGCCATAGTTGAAGCTAACAGAACTAGAGGGTACTCGTCAATAGGTGGGAGAAGAGACACCTGCCCTACTCGTGAACCGTTAGGATCTGTTGTGTGACCCGCATGTTGAAAAAACGCTGTGTTGATATAGTATGAAATCTCTGAGTCTGTGAAATACCTGTATGACTGACCGACTACGCTGATAATAGATGCGTTAGCTGGAACCTGAGTAGAAACAAATGTAATTATTCCTGTGCCTTCTTCTACGGTTACAAAGGAGGACTTGTCCACACCATTTACTTTAATAACAAGTGTGTACCCCTGAACAGGGTAAGTTGTAAGCTGAAAGCGGACAGTTGTCCCATCACCAGTAAAGGAGTCAGTAAACGCTCTGGCTGTGTCGCCAATTTCTGCTCTTAGTCTTTCTGAGAGCTGTTGTACTGAGGCAGTCATTTATCCTCCATATAGGTAATGTGCTAATCATCTAATAGAATACGTAATTAGTCAGGTTAAAAGGCTCAACTCCGACAGGAGGGCGATTGTCGGAGTTGAGCGGTCTTTAGAGGAAAACTAGGTCCTCTTACAATCTATTTGACAAGTAACCTTTTTCTTCAAGGTGGCGAGCAAGATCCTTAGAGACCTTGTACTTTTTACCAGCTTGGAATGAATAGTAATTACCTGCACCAAATGACATCATCTCTAATGTTTCCGCAACACGGATAACAACCTGGTCATCTGCCAGAGAAACCCCTACGCTTTCAACTTCGTCAATGATAGTTGGGTTTCCTGGGTTTTCTGTGAGGTCTGTAACTTCTACCTCATCTTTATATTCTTGCACTCTTGTTGCCATTGAAATTTCATTTGCCCGCGCAGCTTGCTGCTCAGCCACTGCCTTAAGTTGTTCTTCTCTTTGACGTCCTGTGACATCTGATACTTTTGCTTTTGACACGATTTGTGTTCTCCTTGTAGTTTAGTTTTTGAAAGTAGCTGGGGGAGCTTGCGCCCCCCCAGGCCACTGTGTTAAATTAGTTGGTTTCTGCGATAACTACAGACTGATCTGTGATCAGACCTAGACCGTAGATTGCGTACCAAGCAAGTGCGTGCTCACGACCGAAGTCAAGAATTCCACCATCGCGGAGTTCTACTGGAAGAGAGATTGCGTGACCGAATGCGTTATCTCCAATGAAGATAGCTGAGTAGCGGTCTGCGTTACCGTTACCTGTCTTGCGAACAGGAGTTGTGTATCCACCACCAGTTGGGTAGACGATTGACTCTGGAGCAACTGCAGTATCAGTGGTGTAAGAAGTTCCTGCACCGTTTGTTACCTTGTCGATTTGAGTTGTTTCGATGAATACTGTGTCGTATAGACGACCAATTTCACCTAGCATGAAGTTACCTGGAGCAGCGTACTTTGTTACTTCGATAAACTCTGAGTTATCACGAAGACGACGGCTCTGGTGTGGGTGAACGAACGCAACGTAAGTCTCACCAAGGCGAGGAATGTTACGTGTTGCAAGTGTCTCAACTGCATCCTTAACGGTGCGTGTTGAAAGATGGAAGTTACCTGTCATTGAAGCACGTGATGTACCGTTTGTGCCGTATGCGTAAAGGTTGTTACCAGCAGCGTTTGAAGCTGTTGAGTATAGACCTGAGCGATCTTCACCGTAGATTACTGATGAAGCAGCCATTAGTGTGTCACGAGCCTGACCATCAAGGTATAGGGCCATGTTACGTCCTAGAAGACGTGAAGCTGATGCCATAACGTCATCGAATGATGCGTTAAGTAGTAGCTCTGATACAGCAATTGCAAAGCCGTGCTCTGCTACTGTGATTGAGAACTGCTGTGCAGTTAGTGCGTTTGTTGACATACGGACGCCTTCAACTAGTGAAGATGCATTTCCGAGGTTGTTGTAACGCATGAAGTTGATCTGGAGACCAGGTGCAACTCCTAGTTCTGTCTTCTTAACAGCGAACTGTTCGAAGCGTAGAATAGGCATTGACTGGAAAAGGATTTCCTTTGACCAGATGGTCTGAATTGCTTGTGTTAGCTGGCTATTGGAGCCAGAGTATGCTGTAGGTGCTGCGGCTAGATTGCCGGTACCTGTTACGGCTGATGCCATGTCGGTGTTACTCCTTGTTCATATATGTTTGAGGGGTTTTTAATTACTATTTACTTTTTAACCAAAGATTCCTTTGTCTGTGCCACGTCCCATTCCGAGACGTTCACGAACTTTTGCGTATTCAGTAACCGACATAGCGGCAATTTGTTCCGCTGAGAACTGTTGTTGGTCCGAATTGTTTTCCATGGTTGGAGGCAATGTTGGACGAGTACCTGTCATTTCACGACGTGCACTCTGCATTGCCTGTGATGCCGAATCTAGGATCTTAGAGGATCGGTCTCTAAGTCCAGTAATACTTTGTTCAATCTCTTCAGGAGTATTTCCTGAGATTAGATCTACAAGCTCAGGGATAATATTATCCTGTTCTTCCTGAACGCGACGGTTACGATACTCTGTAAGAGATGCATACTGACGTTCACGTTCTACTAACGCGAGATTGCGTGCGTTTTCTTTGCGTACTTCTTCAAGCTGATCTGCCCACTCTTTTTCTTTGAGTGATAGAAGCTCACGTGTATCCATTTCAGACTCGGCCTTCTTACGGGCTTCTTCCTCTGCTTCTTTGCGGAGGCGTTCTGCTTCAGCTAAACGTTCTTCACGATCTTTAGCGAGAAGATTTACTTCTCCCTTAAGAGATTCAATTGTGTCGTAGAGCTTTCCTTTTTCTTGCTCACGTACACGCTTTAAATCATCTTCTGTGTAGCTCTTCTGTTCTGCGAACTGTGAAGAGGCCACTGCTTCATTTGCTGTAGGAGCCGGGGTTCCTTTAGCTTCCATGTGGAAAGCTTCTTGAGCCACTGCATCGGTTACAACTGGAGATGCTTGTTCTGACATAATTGTTCCTTTAGGTTTAAGAGGTCGTTGTCCGAATTAGTGCCACGATGACCTGCGGTTTAGTTTGGTATATAGTCTGTCAAATATTTATAGTATTTGCAGCCTAAAAGTTAAGAAGTTGATCCTTTGAACGTATCCGCTCCACCGGACTCATCACCTGAACGCCACTGTGGAATTTTAGTTCCATAAGCACCTGTAACAAGTTCGGATTGCATTTGCGCCAAAGTCTGTTCTTCAAATGGAGATACTACTCCTGGTTGTCCAAGAGGTCCTGGACCTGTACCATCGCCTGGTGCAGCCCCTGGAGGAAGTGTACCATCTGGCATCATGCCTGTGAGGGATGTAATAGCAGAGTTAATCTGTTGCTTGATAAGAGCTACTGCTCCATCTGCCTTTGCATCCTGAATAAGCTCTGAACGAATTTCTTCAAGCTTCTCTGTTGGGAACTCTTCTCCGAGCTGACGAAGAGCGCCTTCACGGCTTTCTAGGTTTAACTGCATTTTCATTTGGATCTCATTAAGAACGATTAACTTATCTAGAGGAAGCGGTTGTGGGAAGTGAACCATAGTCTTGTATGTTAGTGGGCTACTCAAATCTAACTGAGGCATCTGGTTTTCTTTAATTGGCCCGTTAAACATCGGGTTGTAAATAAACATTTCTGGCTCTTTAAACGCCAAAGTACGAAGGATAAGCTCGTTAACACGTTCGATACCCTCACCATATTGAACCAGCTTCTGCTGATAACGGTTCATCAATGGTTGGTACTGGATTGCAAGAGCAACACCAGATGTGTTTGAAATAGGCTGTACTTGGCCAAGTGCAGTCTCAGGCACACCAATCATCTCGTGCATGGCTGTCTTAAGCACCTTTAGGTACTCCATAGCGCCCTGTAAGCCCTGTCCACCGCCTTCTAGGTTAAATACCTGGGCATCCTTAGGAAGACCGCCCCAGACCTTCTTAGGGCCCTTCTCAAGGCTAGATGCTTTAGCTCCTGTAATAACAGTAACTGGTGCAGCGTGATAATTAATAATGTCTGCAATATCTGTTGCTGTTTCATTATAGGCACGATTTAACGTAATAACGTCGTGACAATCAGCTAGACCCCATGGAGATCCTGACACTCTGACGTTAGGAATATGAATGACTGGAACAACGCCAATTGGATTTGGACGAGAGTCAATAAGCTCGTCGTTAATGTATTCTTCGATACGATCATCAGTCAAGATTTCGGTGTAAGTATATACTTGGCGTGTTCCCTCAACTGAAGTTCCCCAAAAGCGGTACTTAAGTTTAAAACGAATTAAGCGAGAACGGTCATGCGGGTGAAACTCTGGAAAACAAAAAGAAGCATTAAGTGGTAGAACGCGTACACGTCCTGGGTGAACCTGACCAACTGAGTCTGCGTAGGCTTCTTCATAGGCTACCTTTACAAAACAGTCGCCTGATACTCCGCCTTGCTGTCCCATTTCCCATAGTACGCCACGCTTGTCGTTATCAATTTCCCACACACGCTTTAGGATGTCTGGGATGATAGCTTCTGTGGCTACCGGGCTACGGAATTGCACTCCGCGGCTAAATGTAAAGTTAATAATAAAATCTGTGAATGCGCGATAATAGTTGTATACCATCTGTGATTCGCCAATTTCACGGCGATAAGACCAGTGGTGACCAAGATACATTGCCCAGTTAAGTGAGTAACGGTTTAGACGTGGCCCATGTACTTCAAACTCTTCATCCGCTAGTTCTACAAGACCAAGTGGAGAAATGGAGATTGTTAAATCACTCGACGCCGCTCTATACGACGGAGGACTGAAATCAATACCACCGGCCATTAGTTATTTCCCATCATGTTTGCCCTCAAACTACGAATCCTTTTTTCTTTGTCTCACGCTTTTTGCGTGCTACTCTTTCTTTTTGTCGATCTTCTTCTACTTTTTTCCAATCAACGTCTTTTGGATCAGCATCTTTTAAACTTTGCGGTTCACCACCACCAATAAGAGCCCATTGCCGGCTAATAATTTTATTAGCCATAGGTGAAGTACCCTTACCACGTTGCTTAGGATATCTAGCCGCAGCTTGATCCTTTACAGCTTCGTATGACTTGAGATACTTACGAACGTTAGCCATGGTTCTCCCCTGTATTATCCCCGGCCTTGCGGCCGGGGACAACATTAGTATACAGTAATTAGTCGTTGACTGAAGCAGGGTTCATGCGACCGTAACGGGCACCTGAACGGATAACTTCTTCGATAACAACTTCAGAGTGATCACCGAAGTTACCTTGTGAAAATTCGCCAAGATAGGTAGGTGCTTCGACCCATGAAGCAGATCCAACGTGAGCACGCTCTTTCATTGTCTCTTCTGCATATTTTTCCATTACGTTCATGTTGTGGTTAGGACGACCATTTGGTGTGTCGTAACCCTGATCCAAGCCGAGCTGGAAATCATTTGGAACGTCTGTATCTGTTGCAATACCTTCTTCGAAACGAAGTGGGCCACGAAGGCCTGGTGTTGCTGGGCTGAACTTGCGCTCATAGCTTGAGCCTACACGCTCAGGAAACTGAGGTGTTGGTGCAATATTTTCCATTGCCATTTTTTATTCTCCTATAGGGTTGGGATTGAGGTCCTCGGGATAATTCTGTCGCGTGCAAGGGGTTTTGTCACGTTAAAGATAATAATTAAAAGAAAGGACTGGCACTGACTTCAATAGTAGGCATAACCATTTCTTGGGTCAAAGAACAAGCCAAGGCTAAAGAATCTACAAAATCGTCGTGTGCGTGGGCTTCATCAGGGGCAGCTACTAGGAAGTTAGGCCCTTTGTACTGTACTTCGGCATCTGTCATCTGTTGGTAGAATTTCTTCCAAATACGCAATCGTCTGGTTTTAGCGTGGGAAGGCCATGAGACCATCTGCCGCTGGATCAAAGCCTGTAGGTGCTTCCAGCGTCTAGATTGCTCACTAGGACTAGAAGTAACCGAAATTACTTCTGCTCTTGGCATAAGAATCTTTAAACGTTGAGCTACAGCGTCACCTACACCGTTGGCATCTACACCAATAGCTAGCACATCATAGTTAGACAAGAACTGTTGGATCTGAAAATATTGTTCTTCCCAGTCATCTCCTTGAATTTCTAACCAATTAAGTACTCTATGGTCATAGTATCCAAACTCATCAGGCCTATCCCAATCCACCCATACAACAGTTACTACAGTTGAGTCCATCTTGCGTGCTGGATCAATTCCAACAACTACCGGAGATCTGAAGTGGCTCTTAACAATCTCTTGTGATGTATCTCCAAGATCGTCCATGATTGAAGACGTAATGAACATACCTCTCTCCAACAACCATTTGCAGTTGTATGAAAGCTGGAACTCATCAGAGTCTTCGCCAATTCTGAGCATTTCTTTTTTAATGAACTTTTCGTAGTTAGCCTGAACCTTAGCTACGTCTTTCCAGTCCCACTGAAAGTGATTCTGCTTAGCTCGTGCACCCATCTGTCTACGCTTGTTAAGTTGGATAGCTCGATAGAAATTGTTTTTGTGGGTAGTAGGTGTGCCAGTTTTTACAATAGTAGCGTTATAGTATGCACCCATAGGTGCAATAGATTTTGAAACCACAAAGTCGTCAGCTTCTTGACACTCATCAATGATAATTAAGTGGAAAGACTTAGACTCAATCTTAGCTCGTGGGTTAGCTGTCATCATCATAAGCGTGGAGCCAGACTTCTTAAGTTTAATGTTCTTAGTTACGCCAGGTGTTTTTGTAGGAATATCGTCAATCTCTGGATCCCCAAACACTTCCATAGCACGCTCACTAGTTAAGCGTGAAACTGTGCGGCCATATAGGGTTTCTACCTGGTTTTGAACTGGGGCAAACATACCTACCCATATACCATCACCAAACTTACCCAAAAGATCTGGGTACATTATTGCTAGACGTGGAAGGATTACCATGAGAGTAGCTACGGTATTAGCAATAGTTTCTGATTTACCTGACTGACGAGAGGCTAAAGCAGTTACTTCTTCACCATCGTTAATAATAATAGATTCAATAATACGTCGTGCTAGAGGCTGCTGGTATGGGTGCAACTCGTGCCCCACTAGTAGAACCATAAACTGCATAATCTTATCTACAAGGATCTTTACAAATTCTTTTGATAGTTCAGATAGTTCTTCTTCAGGCTCTTCTAAACCAACTTCTTCAGCATCAAGATTATCTTCGGCGTCAAACTCTTCTAGGTCGTCCTCTAAATCACTCACTTAACCGCTCTCTTACTCAAAGTATCCAGAATAGCGTGGAGCGCTTCAGCTCCAACACGAGCTTCTTCTAGTGTGTCTGCATTTTGACTTTTCATCCAAGCCGATAGGTTACGACCTACTGTGAACATAATTTGATCTGTCCAACCAAGTAGTTCGGAAGTAGGCAAGCTTGCCACTCTTCGTTCAACCCGTGTTAGCTCACGAACTGTTTTACTTTTAAATATCTTCATATTCTGCCCCGTATCTTACTGTATCCCAATCAAACAAGTCTTCTTCTATAACTCGTCCATTGATAGCTCTTGTTAGAGCCATGCTCTCACTAAAAGTAGCTGTCCACTTTCCTACAACAATTGCTAGCCTTGTAAATGGAAGACGTATGGCCCAACCGTGCCCGCCTCTATATTTTCCATCTATTTCTTGCGTCTCTGCTTTATCGAGTATAACAGGTGGTTTTACTGGATACACCATAGTGTGCCAATAAAAGTTACCTACATCACGCGTTTTCGCCATCTAAATCACCCTCACATACATGGTCAGCTGTTTTATGCTCAAACATAATCTCACCACATATTTTACACCTAAATTGACGAGGCTCTACAAAGTTGTTCTGTGCAGTAGACCCTACAGGCGTATCTTGATCTAAAGGTATATAATCAACAATTATCTCAGTAGGGAGGTAGATCTCTGGTGGAAATGGTCCTTTTGCGTACCCAGCAGTTTTTGGTACTGGATGTCCCTGCTTTGTTATTACCCTCTCAATACGCATTAAATCCACTCAGCCGTTTCAGACACGTGTTCCTCTAGAGCAGCGGTCAAAAAATCGTCTTGTTTAACTTCTTTAACTGTAGTGTCTGAATACTCTTCATCTGCAGTTTTGTTTTTTACACGTTGTTTTTTAGGCATCGCCTTGTGCTTCATCTCTTCATCGTCAGTGTCGTGAAGGTGATTTAAAGGAATTTCCTTAATATGAGCAGGTAAGTTAGCTTTGTTAAAGAATGAAGGGAGATCTGTGTCACAGTACACCTGAGGCATTGCGCCAGGATTCTCTACTAAATATCCGCCATCTTTCTCACAGTTTACACATTTTGCCATTTTTTAGCTCCTTTACGCATATATTACTAATATAAGTAGACATCATACCAGACTCTATGTTGCTTGGTGCCTGTATTTACTGGTAGAATATTCAATAGGGGAGTAAAACCCCCAACACTAACTACGTAACAAAAGAGTTGCAACTAGCTTGGCAGACAGACGCTGAGCTATCCCTATCTAAGTGACAGATAGCTGGGGATTCGGGTTGGCTTTCTAGCCTAGGAGATAGTGTGATTATTAATGAAGAAACAATTGTAAAAATAAAGGTTACTTTGATGGCAGCAATGCTACTCATAGTTACAACAAACCAGGCCTACGCGGTCTACAATCGGGTTGATACCCCCACTGTGAGCACTATCGAAGTGATAGTTGATCCTCTAGATAAGTATCGGGAAATGACAAAGTTTAGTCCTACGGACCTTGCAGACATGCTTGAACTAGTCGGCTTTAAGGGTTACTCCCTAAAGTTGGCTTGGGCGGTAGTTATGCGAGAATCCAGGGGTAACTCTAATTCCCACAATAAAACGTCCTCAACCGGAGATAACTCATATGGCCTATTCCAGATTAATATGCTGGGTAGCCTTGGGGAAGACCGGAGAGAAAAATTTGGTATTAAATCTAATGCTGAACTGTTAGACCCAGTGACAAATGCTCAAGCAGCCTTCTACATGACTAGTCGTGGAAAAGACTTTGGGTCTTGGGGTCTAGGACCAAATGCATATGACGGTACAAGTTCCGAATCAGCAGTTACTGACTGGTTGGATGATTTTCCTAAGTAAATAGAAAAGGCCCCGTAACTGGGGCCTTTTTTATTAGTTCTTTCTGCCTTTATCTAGATACCCAGTTTTTTTGCCGTTTGAGGCGCCGCCCTTGCTAAAGTCTCCTTTATCAGGATTTTTAGGTCCTGTTGGACCCTTTGGAGGTTTCTTAGGTGGGTTGCTTCCACCACCAGCTGCTGCAGTCTTAGGTTTATCTTTTTTCTTGGTTACAACAGTCGTGACCACATCTTGTTCTACAGCGTTGCCACGGCCCCGATCACGTTCACTTAAACCTATCTGACCTACTGATTTTAATCCTAGGCTATCAAACTGTCCCATTATTTGCTCTTCTTTCCAGCTCTACGCTTGTTTTCTTTAGCGGTATTCTTACCGTGCTTTAATGGTCTAAGGTTACTAGCAGAATCGTTGTCATGGTTGTTATCTTTGTGGTCAACGTCTGTGCCTTTAGGCAGCTTGCCATGCTTCTTCTCGTACTTAGCCTTAGCAGCGTTCTTAGAGGTAGTGTGCCACTTGCCTTTAGAATCTTTATAGTGCTCAACAATAATTTTACGTCCGCCATTAGCAGCAGATCCTTTGTATTCTTTGCCGCCAGCTACTTCTTTTTTCTTAGTAGCCATTATTTACTCTTTTTCTTTGCCATAGCCATATTATCCACAAGATTAGGATAAGGACGACCAGCAGCTTTAGCTCGTGCTTTAGCAGCAGATTTTTTCTTAGGTGAAAGTTTTTTATCTTTTTTTGTAGGATCTGGAGTATCCCAAACTTTTTTAGCCATTAGCGCTTACCTCTGCGTTCTTTAAGTCCTTTAGGTAGATTACCCATTTGATACGGAGTTAGGTCTCCGCTATTAAGCGCTGTCGCAGCGCAATCATCACAAATAGTAGTAGATGTATGCCTATCTATTGGCACTCTGTGTAGGGGCATAGTGTTCTTACCGTAATGATCCTCAGGCATTCCACAAGTATCGCAGTTAGATTTAGCCATTAACAATCCCACTTTCGTAGTGCTAATGCCTTACGAGTAGGCTTACCGTTTTTCTCCATTGCTCCTGGCATACCACCCATACGAGCACAAAAAGATTTACGGCGTGCTGCAGACTTAGGTGACTTCTTTGCTTCTTTAGCCGACACAGGTGGCTTAAGGTTATGGCCCTCTGCTTTAGCAGATGCGCGACCCTTAGCGTTTAGTCCGCCCTCTGGGTTTTTTCCCTCTTTACGAGTCCAAGCAGCAGTCTTATGAGTTGTTTTTTTCTTAGTTGTCATCAGTTATCCAAATCTTTACGTTCTGCTAGTTTTGGCGCAGGTGCACATCCACGAACAAGATGATCTTGAGCTTTTTTAGTAATACCTTTAGTGTCGTTTTGTGCGGCAAACTGAGACAGCTTTAATCTGCCCTTGTAGTTAGAGTTAAATATCTGCTCGCCACAACTTGGGCAATTCCAATCATGTCCGTAACGATACTCATTCCATGCAAATGGTGACTCAGAAACAAGCTTTCGTAAGCCTGATACTGCTTCTCGTTTTTTGCGTGCCATTAGTTGTTACTTCCTGACGACCTACCATAATGATGAGAGGTCATTACCTCTTGTTCATCTGGAACATCAGGAGCTAGCCCCCCAAAGTGTACCGCAGCTTCTCGTGCACGGTTACGAAGATTGGGGGCTTGCTTCTGTCCTTTTGGGTAGTAAGAAAGAAAGATCTCAGCCCTAGACATTTTACTTATCTCCAGGTTCAAGCACAGTCAGCTTTGGCTGTAGCTTGATGTTAGTCTTGCCCGCCTTAGGTCCCAAGCGACCACGAGTTTTAATGTCTCCACCAAAACCTGGTGTAGTAGCCGGTCTTGCCGCATCAACAGCTTGACGTTGGTTTTCTGACAGGTTTTCACGAACAGGAAGACGATGAACACCACCAGTCTTTCCATCAGGACTACTATCTCCAAAATCAATTTCTGCGTGGTGCTCTGTATACTTCTGTCCTGTATTTTTCTTAATACGACCAGATTTGCTTCGTTCTTCAGTACCAGGAATAAACTCACCAGGATTTATAATACGAATAACTTTACCTAAACCATGATCATCATGTGAAACCAAGGAACCAGGCTTTAATGGGTGCTCAATAGTACGATCTGGTTGATTCTGCCAGTTACTGAACTCACGCCCAGCTCCTTCTTTAGCTCCACCAGTACGTCCACGGTTTGAAGGTAGATCTGCAACATTGATGCTTGCATAGCTTCCGATGTATGAGCGCAGCTGTGCTGAGACCTTTGGAGGCTCAACTGCCTTCTTACCTCGTGTGCTCTTAGGCTTAGCGCTTGCTGGATTAGACTCCCAAAGATCTTTTCCTTCTGCAGCAGAGATATTCTTTGAACGGATAGCTTCTTTAATATCATCTAATTGCGCTGGTTGCTCAGTAAACTCACTCTTATGTGGGGCACGAGGTGCTTCCGCAGTAGTAGGAGAATAAAGTGTAGTGAACTTAAGGGCATCCATGCTTCTAGCTTGAGGGACAGTTCCGTAAGGTGTTTGAGGACGATACTCACTAAATTGATCTAGTAGGCCAAGTTCTTTTCCTTCTTTTTTAGAGATGTGTCCGCCACGTACTGCCTCTCGAATACTCGCTTCACTTGGAATATTTTGACGTTCACGTTCGTTAGTAACCAAACGGTTCATAACTTCTTCTTCCCTTACAGGACCGCGCTCATCATTCATAACCCTATATGTAGGAGATCCTTCAACTTCTACCTTTTTAGCGGCATATCCAAGATCTTCGTAACCCTTGTAGATATCGATTTGACGAACCATTCGTGTACCTGTTTTAGGATCTACCTTACCAAGCTCTCTAGTTACGTAGTTTCGCTCGTTAGTAACATCATTTTTTGCACTTAAGTAGGCAGAGGACTCTGTTTGTCCTACAGGCGTTACTCCAGTAAACTGCTTTGATTGATAATCCTTGCGTGTAGGTTGAGCAGATGCTTTAGTACGTGCCTCTAGCATAGCTGCTTTACGTCTTTTAGTGTCCGCACGTTTTTCTGACATAGTCATGTCTTCGCGGCTCTTTTCAGGTTGACCGTCAGGACCTAGTGCTTTTCCAATAGCTGGGACCGCATTAGCTCTATCCCAACCAGTGTTAAGTGTTGAAGCTTGTTCAGGCTTAATTTTTTTAGCTTTGATCGCAGCACGGATATCATCCATGTCTGCGTTTTTTCCGCGATTACCTAAAAGAACACTTGTAGAAATGCCAGGTGGTCTTGGATTTGTACTTGTTTCTGGATCAAAATCAGCAGGACCTGTTGCATCATAGGCTGGACCTGTAGGCCCAGGGTTTGGAATCTTTTCTTTTAAAGTTGTTCTCTTAGTGCCAGTTTTTTTAGCTTTAGGTTCTGCAGCTTGTACGCCCATTGCTGCAATTCGTCCAGCAACTTTTCTAGCAACAGAGGTGCGTTGATCTGCAGGGATTGGGTGCTTGATGTTGCGGAAATACCCATCATCATGCTCTGTCCAACCTTCATGGCTTGTTACAACACCTTCAATATATTCTCCAGCATTATTTGGAGATAGTGTTCTTACGGCGTTATCTTGTTCATCTGTAGGTACTTGTGCTGCGCCCATAAGATCTTCAGTAGTATCTGAAGGCTTTGCTATTGCGCTGATAGGTCCAGCAGTTCTCCTAAAGTCATTAGGAAGAGAAAGAGGGCTTACCTTTCCGTCTTTTTGGAATACAAAGCTGTGCTTTACGCCATTTTCGTCTTCCCAGCCTTTATGCTTACCCTGAATAACTTCGTTTGAAATATCAATTTTTCTATTAGCATTAGCTTCTTGTTTAGCAATAGGAGTAAGAGCGTTAGCTTTAGCCTCATAGCTACGACGGGATTGTCCTGGAGCGCTAAGGATCTGTTGTTCTGTGATACCTAGGTGTCGAACGTTATATGCCATAGTTCTATGAGCTGTGTCATAGATGTCTTCAATTTTTTCAGGTCGTGGACGTGGTTGATCTACAAGAGTTTCTTTACCATTTACAATAGCAGTAACTTTTTTAGTTGCAGCAATGCCGTTAACTTCTTTACCTGTTTGACTTGCAATATCGTAGTCACGCTGTGCCATACGAAGAGCATGACCATTGACGCTATCTGTGTGTCCTGTCTCAGGATCGGTGTAAGTTTCGTCTCCAGCATAGCCAATGTCTTCAACATCTTTGCCTGTACGTTCTGCAATGATTGGCTTAGCTTTTTCAAGCTTTGCTTCACGACGTTCTTGAGTTCCTTCAGTAAGTGTTTGCTGGTAAGTTGGTTCCTCTTGTTTTGGGAAAGGGCGAATTGCAGCACCTGTTGCTGCAGCATCTACACTAGATACAGGGGCAAGGCCTAGTGCACGACGTTCCTCATTATGGGCCCTAAGAGCTTTTGCAGTTTCTGAGCGTTTAGCTTGAGATGCAACTGCGTTTTTTTGTACCTCTTCAAACTTAGCATGCGTAGCAATAGCACGCTGTTCACGCTCCTCATCTGTAAGCGTTGGTTGATTTTCCAACTCATCAATATCAACATAAATTGATGACTTTGGACCGCCGTTTGCAGCTATGGCTTCAGGCATTCCCTTATAGTCAGGTTTAGGAGGTAATGATGCTAATTGCTCTTGCATTACATCTTCTATGGGTGCATTGCGTGGGCGGTCCTGGATAGGGAACTTACCTTGTTCAGAATAACGACGACTCAACTCATCAGGTGTAAGTTGATCGCTTGGCACAGAACCTGCAGCCGGTGATTTACTACGCAAGTATTCTTCACTTTTAGCTTGTTCAGCTGCGCGTGCAGCTTCAACTGAGGCATCACGATCTGCACGAACTTCTGCACCAGTAACACCACTAAGTAGTGCGCCTGTTGCTAAGGTGGCGTGATAACGACGCTTTTCTTGTACGGCAGCAGAATCTTCTTTACTTAGTACACCGCCAATTTCAGTAGCTTCTTTAACAGCACGAAACTTTTTACGGTCTACTTTAGCAGGAGCAGTGTTTTCAGAAACATCTACGCCTAGATTAGCAGCAACTGTCTTATCTTCTGCCGCGATCTTCTTCTTTGGTTTTGGTGCCGCTTTTTTCTTTGCCATTTTTATGCTCGTTTTCTTTTAACTTTAGGTTCAACAATTTTAGGTGGCGTAACTCCCGCATCACCTGCATCATCGGCACCTGTGTTGTCTCCGATATTATCAGCAATAGGTGCAACCTTAAGTTTTGGGTTTGGGTTTAAGAAGTCGTGGTCGCCAAGATGGTTACCGACGTTTTGTATACGATCTGGACCAGAAACTAAAGGTGAAGTTCCTGTACTAGGATCGTTATAGTTATCATAAAGATCTTTAGAAATATCACGCATTCCTTGAATACCGGTTTGAACAAGGTTCTTTTGATTTGCACGTGCTTGTCTGCCTTTTTCTCTTTCGAGTTTAACTCTATTACCTGACTGCTGATCTTCATTAGCTTTCTTATAGAAAGCTTCATCAGACATGCGGCCAATTTCATTACCAGCTTTAAGACGTTCCATCTCAGTGTCTTGAGCATGAACTTGAGCTTTAAGCCCTGATTCTTTCTTTGCTTTGTGACCAAGAGTTCTACGGTCTTGAAATCCGCCTTCTTTAAGTGTTAAGCGGTCTTGACCACCAGTTGCTTCAATCTGCCCCAATTTGTTAGCATTCTTATTAGCTTCAAGTATGTTGTTAAAGTGACTATTAATTGCAGCGCCAGTTCCTTCTGCCATTATGTTATTCATCATTCTAGTTCTATCGCGTTCCGTGCCTAGCTCGTGTTGCCTAGTTAGGAGCTCGTTCTCACGACTATACCGATAATCCATAATTTTCTTGCGATGCCAGGTATTAAGCAGGCCGCCAAGAACATTTGTGCCACCGCCGTTACTTGCCTGAACAACGTTTTGATTTAAATTTCTCATACGGATCCCATCTCTTTTTCGTATATGTTCAGAATTCTAGCAACTCCACCCTGGTTTGTAAGCGCTTCAACGTTCTTATTATAGTGGTGGTAGCAAAAAGATAGCGCCCCAAAGGGAAGATCTACTTCAAAAGCAGCTCTAGCCGAACATTGATCACATTGAACCCGACCCATCGCCTGAGTCTCCAGTTGCCCCGTCTCCAGCTGTTCCACTTCCACTATCTTGGCCATCGTTATCCGTTCCTTGATTTGATGTTGAGTTAGTATTTGATCCGCCGTAATAACCTGACCCACCATAATACCCTGCACCATAAAGGTATTGCATCCAGCTAAGTCCTGGGACAGGGTAGCCCCCACCTAATCGACCTACTACAGCATGGTCTATCTGCTTTGAGGAGAACTGATAGTGTTCTTTCTTTTGATGTGTCATGGAGTTATTGTCTCACTAAAGCAAAAAGCCGGGAGCGTGAACTCCCGGCTCTTTTATTTGCTTTAAGCTTATGAAGCTGTTGCGAACGGTGTAATTGTGATTGTAGCCGCTGTGCCAGTTGAAGCTGCTCCAGCTGCTGTTGACTGAGTCTTGATTGTTCCAGCAACACCTGTGAGACCAGCAACTGAAAGACCAGTTGTTGATAGTGCTCCTGTACTTGTTGTTGTGTAAGAAACAGTGTTTGTACCAACTGCTGTAACTGTGAATGTACCGTTGAGTGCTGTATCTGGTGATACAAGACTTGCAACTGTAATCTTTGTTCCAACTGGATACTTTGCACCAGCACCTGTTGAGGTGATTGTTGCTGTTGTACCTGTGCGTGAAACTGCTGTGATTGTTGAAGCTGCGTTTGTAGCTGCTGTAGCTGTTGTGATGCTAGCTGCTTCGTAGCCTGCGTCCTTGAGAAGATCAAGAGCGATTGCAGTTGTTAAGCCAACTACTGAAGGCACTACGATGTAACCAAGTCCAGCTCCATCGGCTGCTGTACGAGCTGTTGTCTTTTCAACTTTGCCGTACCACTGTCCTGTAATTTCACCAGCGTTAGCTGCGTTAGTTACTGTGAACTGTAGCTTGTTAGCTGTAGCAACTGTTGCTGCTGAAAGATTGTAAGCTGAAGCTGTAAGACCAGTAATATTAACTGAGTCTCCTGCTGCAAGCTGATTTTGTGATGTGTAAGTAACAGTTGTTCCATCACCTTTAGCTGCTGTAACCATGTAGTTACCTGCTGCTTCTACGTAACCTGGGAAACCTGCCCACTCTGCTTCTACATCTGAGTGATTTCCAAGTGCTGCATTTAAGCGTGCACTAGGTACTGTGGTTGTGGTTGTCCACTGTGCGTTACCTGTAGCTCCGTAAGTTACAGTTGCTGCTGGTGTTCCATCAGCACGTTCATCATTTGGTAGAGCTGGGCGTGATCCCCATACGAAATCTACGCGTAAATTTCCTGCTGAGTCGGTAGCATTACCGTTGTTGTTAACTCCAGCTGGTTGTGCCGCAATAGCAACGGCGGCTGCGCCAGTAGCTGATGGGTCGCCCACTGGAAGTGGTGCGTTATAACTTGACATATGTATTCCTTCACTTGATCAATGTGAGTGTCCGGGATTGGACTGACCAATAATGACAGAAATTAAGCCTCTTGTACCTGTGTAATGATCTTACCACCAGAATATATATCGTGCTTGATAGCGGCCTCTATAGCTTTTCTTAGAATTTTTTCTGCGGCCTCTGGAGTAGTTGCTTTTTCATAGTTAAGTGCCTCTAAAGCACCAAGAGCAATATCTCCACCGCTACCTGCGTAATAAACTCGGCGGGCTTCTCTATCCCAAGAGTAATCATTAAAGATCGGGTAGATAACACCACGAACCGATACTAGAAGGTTAGAGTCGTGAAATGCTGCGTCTCCATCTTCCTTACCTTCAAAGCCGGCATCTTGAAATGCTTTACGCATTGAAGGAATAAAAGTTTTAGTCATGAAGGTATCTAAGTTGTCTGTAAGACGTGGCTTTGGTGGTTTCCAACCAAACTGTGTAATATTTCCACCACGAGATGCACCAGAGACTGCTATCAGTACACCGTTGTTATTAATAATTTTTGGTGTTGCTAAATCCATGTAGCGACCATCTTCATCAGATGCACGACTATCACATCCGATTACGGTCCAGCCATCACCCTGTATAGCAGCAAGCGTAGTCATTAGAACCCTCTCTTGGTATGGCTATAGGATAGCAGACTAATCTATAGTACCTTGCCCAAAGCTCTGATCGTCACTTTGCGGAGGAGTTCCTCGTACATCATCCCATTGACCACCACTGTAACGATATAGCACATTATCAATGTAGTCAGTAGTTGAGTTATAGCCACCTAAAGCGTCCCACTCACTTTTAGATACTCCGGGATACCCAATAACTTTGTCATCTCGCATTAGGATGACTAAGTACTCTTTATCCTCGTTGTAACCAATCTTTTGCGCTCTAGAGCGTCCTAGATTACGTGAGGGGGCTGGATCTACGACTTCATAGCCAACTCCAAACTGTGGGTCAACAATAGAGCCATTATATGTTAAACGTTCTAAACCATCATTGCGCCCACCAAAATAACCAGCGGGTGGCTCTTCCCCATACTTAGATTTATAAGCAGCAATCATCGCAGCTTTATACCCAGGTTCTCCAGGAAAAAATCTATGGGCTCTCATAATAGTAGTTTAACCCATTCCGCCCCAACCGCCACCTTTAAAGTGAGCGGGTGTGGCTGACCAGACGCGGGACATATTTGTGCTACACCCAGAACACATAGGCAGGGTATCTTCGTGGAAAGAGCGTTCATACTCTACAGTGATCCCACAGCTATCACATTTAAAATCATACTTTGGCATTAGTCTTGGCACTCCTTGCATCTAGCAGTTGGGTTCTTAGTTCCTACTTCTACTTTGAACATAACTCCACAATTGAAGCAGAGTACATCCAACATCAATCCTTCTTGTTGCATAATTTCCAAACTTTCGACGGGCAGCTTTTGGTGTGTGTACATAAAGATGGGACAGTTTATACTCATGTCCAGGAGTAAATACTATCACACTATGCGATAGTGATGACCTTTGGCTTCTTCTCCTCGGGTAGCTCTTGCTTCAAGACGATACGTAACATACCATCCTTCAACTCTGCTCCATCGACTACAACATACTCAGCTAGAACGAAGTCTTGTTTGAAGTCTCTATTAGCGATTCCGTTGTGCACGTATGAGTCCACAGATGGCAGTTTAGAGCCTTCTACGGTCAGTGTGAGCTCTTGTACGGTGATCTTGATGTCTTCCTTACCAAAACCTGCTACAGCGATCTCTAGGACGTAATTGTCTTTGCTTTTAAAGATGTTGTATGGTGGATACCCGCCAAGTTTTGTCTCTTTGCTCACTGATGTGAATGCATCTAATAGTGGATCAAAACCAATTGCCCAACGAGAGAAGTTAGGAAAGAGTGATGTGATGGTTAGAGGTGTCTCTGGTTTTGTGATTTTAGGGTAATGACCCCACTCTTTTGGATTCTTTGGTCCCCATGGATCAGTGTAACGATCTGTGTGGTGGTCTTTATTGTTTCCTTGCATAGGCATATTAGCCATTTTTATCTCCTTAGACGATAAATTAGTTAAAGAGGACTCATTTGAGCTCCTCTATTAAATATTCTACCACATTTAGCCACTGTATAGCTCTAAATGTACCCTTTCAATTTTTTTACCTCCCCTTTATGATCATAGTTCCCCGACTTTACGCTCAAATTTCATCTCTCTATGATCTAAGTCACAATTCGGACATTTCATTAGGCCACTGGTAGCTCTAAATACACTCAACCATTCGTTTTACCTGGTGGACATTTGTGACAAAACAGACTTAAGGGATAGGGGGGACAAAACGGACTAAAGTATTTATTAGAATTATAGTATCGCTAGGAAAGCGGGAGATTAGTTAGGGGCTATCGCTCTGTCTGGTCTGGTGGGGATAGGGCAACCTGTCCCCATTGGACTAGGCAGATTGCTTAGTATCTTAATAGAGAGGTAGTCAAATGACTACAACCCTATCTATCTCCGAGCAGATAGAACAAGTCCTTCTGGAAGAAGGCTCAAGTAAGTCCGCAGTAGTCCGCCGTTTTAACAAGATGGCGAGCCTATTCACCCAATCAGGTGGAAAGTCTCCTTGGGACTACACTACTAAAACCCAAGACCAGAAGCGTCTAGCCTATGCTGGCTTCTTGCTATCTAAGTTTGAGGGAACTATCCCAGTAGATAACAAGCGACTCAAGACAGCGGGTGATGTGCTGTTCTCTATGTCTGACCTAGGTCGCGTTACCTCCGCACTTGATAAGGAACTCAAGTCCGAGACCGCTACCTTTGCAAGCGTAAAGAAAGCGTATGACTCAGCCGTTGCCCGCCTAGATGCTAAGGCGTTGCGCACTACCAAGGCGAAGGTTGCCTCTGGTGATGCTACCAAGGCTCTCCTGTCTGCTATCAAGGAGAAACTAACCAACCACAAAGCAGACTTCGTCAAGTCCACCGAGGCTGATGATGATGTCGCTGCTATTGAGGCACTACTAGCCGAATACAAGGCTATCAAGGTGATGAAGGCAATCACTATCACACAGAGCGAACCCGCACTAATCAACGCGTAAGCCTGTTGCGAGAGAGCAGGGGGTGGGCTTATGTCTGCCCCCTGTCCTTTTCTATGCCCATAGTTATCTATGGTCGTAGATGGGGAGATACCTAGTTAGTAATGCTCACACAGCACCGCAAGGTGGCTAGTTGGAGATGTGAGATGAACGCTCTCTCCCAGAGCGAGAACCCCTAATGATTCGGTGTCCTGCTAAGAATAGGCTCTCAACTCTCATCATTGGGAGTTGGGAGTCTATTCAGGCTACTACATACCACTAACTATTATCATTGAGAGTGCGACCAGGCTATGGGCTTGGGGTGGGCTCTCCTATCAGGTAAGAAAGGAGTGCCTATGAGTAAAGAACTGTGTGACTGTGGTCATACACACAAGCATTGCGTATGCCCTACTTGTCCCAAGTGTGGCTACATAGAGTGTTACTGCAAAGAATTATCAGGTAGTTAGCGATGGACACACAAGACTTATTACTGAGGCTTCTTAGTGAGCGTGTATGGTCTCTGCTCCTTGTGTGTCTCTCCCTATCTATCAGATAGTCGGTGGAAGATACATAGGAATACGCGTACTGGCCTATTGGTCTATGAGGCTGTTTCCCTATGTATCTCTCACTCTCTATCTGGAGAGTGTTCCAACATAAACATTGGAGGCTGTATGTCTATACAATCACGCATCAAATGTTCTGTATGCAAGGAGTATTCCTATCCTTCATCAGCAACCTTCCTCTTCTCCTTGTCTACAGGTGTTTATACCTGTAAGCCTTGTAAGATGAGTAACAAATAGGTTTCCCCGCCTATTTTCTGCCGTTGCCCTAAATGTAGCGCAATTACACAGGGACGCCTCCTGAGTATGAGGAATACAAACTGCTCAACACAAACACCCATCCCGCGAAAGGAGATACAAATGGCTAAAGAGTGTGCAGTAAGGTTTTGTAATAGCACTGAGTTAGTGTTCAGTGGTATTGACGCCTTTATACTTGGTGGCATACCTACCGAGTTGATTTGCTACACCTGTGCTAATTCTTATGCTCAAAAGAGCATAGTCTATGAGCAAGTTAAAGACGCAATAGACATATTTACCCGAAAGGAGCAAGTATGAAGTGTTTTGAGTGTAAGACACAGATAGATGATGCTATTGCCTATGAGGCACACATCCTCTGTTATCCCTGCTATCACATCTGGTCTAAAGCAGATACAGATGCACGATTGACCCTATCTAAGAAAGGATAATGCAATGACTATGTATTTAATTAACGATTATTATCTATTCTATTCATTAGAAGGTGCTCAGAAATACTTTGCATCTATAGGTAAGGAGATAACTAGTGTGCAATCCCTTTGATGGCTCACAGTTATGTGCCAAAGTTGATCCCGACCTTTTCTTCCCTGATGGTTGGGGAAACTTCAAAAAACCAATAGCACAGGCTAAAGCCCTGTGTGCTAAGTGTCCTATGCTTGACGCTTGCCGTAAGTACTCCAATGAGACTGTTGGTCTCTATGGTGTATGGGCTGGTGAGTGGCGTGATGGCAGAGGCTATGTAAGTCCGGCTCCATACCCAACAACTAACAGAAAGGTAGCATAATGGTACTAGATAATGGTACAACGCTTGGCATTATGATTGCATTGCTCGGTGCAATGACAGTTATGTGTCTATTTTGGCGTGAGAACATACGCCTAACCAAAGAGGTTAGACGCCTACAGGTAGCACTACGAGATGAAAGGGTGACCCGCGTCAATGGATGAAGTAATGAAAGCACTTGATGAACTCGAAGAGTTCTGTATCAAGACACTAGCAGAGATTGGTGTGCTACGCATACAGGTAGCACTTATTCACGAAACCCTCAAGAAAATTGAGGATTAGTTTTATCTGAGAGGTCTGCAAGATACGCAGACACAGGCGGGTGGAGGTTTGAGGGAGCCTTCACCCGCCCATTTTTATCCCTAAAAGAAAGGAACACAATGCAAACACTATCAGTACAAGCAAAGATAACTAAAGATGTCATCACATCACACGATAGACATCAACTATGTATGCTCATTATCAAACAGATAATGTTTCCAACACAAACAATCGAGGCGCCCTATGTTCCGCAAATCACCCAACAAAGACAGAGTCAAACGAGTACAGCAGTTACGACGCTCCAACGCAGCGGGTTCCTTACCCAACAAGAAACGCTGGTCTAAGCGTATGCGCAATCTATGGAAAAAGGAGATACAGAATGAGCAGTAATGTTACAACACTCAAGGTAGGTATCGTATTACAGGGCGATGGTGGTGCCTCATCAGGTGCAATGATACTTGCACATAAACCATCTGATGAGTTCACAGATATTATTCTGTGCTATTCAGCAGCCAGTCCTTACGACCCATTTGTTGTATGGACATACGAACACGCTACAGGTATCTGCCGTAGAGGTGAATACTTTAACAACATCTTACACGCAGTCTTTGCCTATGATGAGAGAGAGTGGTAATGAGTAAAAGAAACAAGCGTCCAAAAGATTGGACAGATGAAGACAGAAGAGAGCACGGATATATGACTATTGACGAGTTCGTTGATAAGTTTGCCTTTGGTCTCAAAGAGTCTTTACATACTAATTGGAAAGGTGCCAGCAAAGATGATGTGTTTCATCCTGAAGACTTGACATCTAATATGCTTTCTTATGCAGAATCAGTGTACATAGTTACTGGAATCTTTGGAGTAGGGAGCACAAATGTCAAAGAGTGATAATCCACCTGTATATATAGCAACAGATGAATTTCTTGCAGAGATACGAGAGTTAGGTTATCACGACAACATAGATTTAGATGACCTGCTTGATTTCTTAGAGGAAGACCCATCATACATAGAGCAGATGCGTGCAACTGTTCTATGTATAGATGAAATGAACTTCCTCAGTAGTACTGTTGCACAGTGGTATTACAACAGACGCTTCCCAACATAAACATTCCCCGCCCGCCTATACAGTCAGGACACACACCAAACTCCCACACTCAAAGGATAAGCACGATAGCTGGCTGTCTGTTCAGACTACTATCCTCTACTTGTAATCCCCATAGTCGGTAAGCGCATTGGGCGTGAACGGATAGTTTCTTTTGATTCTACTTATCAACAGGGCTATGGATAAGGTAAATCCAGAAAATGAGTAAAGGTCCTTATGTGGCTCGTTTGGTGTGTGCTCTGGTTGTATAGACAACCAATGAAAGGACTATCAAGCACCTAAACGTTGAGTAGTTAGGAAAGGCAATCTGCTAAGGTGAAGTATCACTGACCCCATTGTTCTGAGTACCTCTCCTGTTTCCCGTATACTTCGTGGGCTACGGAATAGATTGGCTAAACCAACACTTGCATAGACCTGGATATAAACGACAGCGTGGGGGTTGCATAGCAGCCCCCACCTGTATTAGTATTCCCACACCGAGTGGGATGTACCTACTAAAAGGAGGTACGTGTATGGCTTCCAAAGCCTTACACTACTGCGGCAATTGCGGTAGACGCATAATGGATAACCAAACCAAACTAGAAATCCGTGTCAAACGTGGCACAGAGTTCTACCACGAAACTTGGCAAGGTTGTTATGAATCTACTCGTGAATTAAAAGCCGTTGCTATGACAAATATAGAGCGAGAGTTAGTAAAGATAACTCCTATCTATTAGTCAGTTGGTCTGGCGAGACCTGAGGTAAAACACGACTCCTGAGCAATGAGGTAAAACTGCTCACACTATTGGTATGACTCGGAGTGCGGAATCCAATACGTTGGTGCAAACCTCCCTCGTCTACACCAAATGTCCTGAGTATGACAACTAAAACTGCTCACCGAGTAGGCGCTACCGTCTAACCGAGAAATCTCGAACCGCCATCAACCATAAGTATCCGCTGTAACAGGCTTGAGAAACATTGGGGAGCGTACCGGCTGCCGTAAGGTAAGCGGTCAGAAAGTATCATCAGACATTGGGGCGCCTACTCACCTAACAGAAAGGATAAGTCGTGCCAACACAAACAATCCCCAGCACATTCATTAATATGCATCTATTTTTATTAGAAGCACAGCTGTTCCACGGCTGTACCCGCAAAGAAGCGTTGATGCTATGGAATGATGGCATCGATACTCTATACGACAGTGTAGAGTCAACCCAAGCCGAAAGGATGGACAAGTAAATGGCAACAAAATCAAAGGGGAATCGTAATGATAATCGCCCCAATGGCAAGGCAGCAAAGAAAAACCCGGGCCCTGCCCAACCACCGAAGACTAACTTCGAGCACATCAATGGACGCAGTCCAGCCAATGATGCCAAGCGTGAAGCTTGGAAAGCAAAAGGTGGTCGTTGGAATCATAAATCAATTCCCCACTGGAAGACCGGAAAGGTTTACCAGCCATCAACTATTGCTCCAGCTTTTGATCCAGAAAAGCTAGAGGCAATCCTTAATGGATAGTCTTAAAGTCTATTCCCTAGACTATCTTAAGGAAAAGAAATACTCAGATAATACTACCGAGGATGCCACTCGTTTAGAGTGTGCTGGTCTTGTTATCGAGATGGCCAATCAATTAGTAAATAAACGGCTCTTGCACCTTACCGAAGATGAGCTTCAGAGTTTGAAGAGCGCCTTAGTTTACGCAGTGATTGGTGAAACACCTGTTGGTGAAGCATATGCCAACGACACACTCTTGGTTATTGATAGCCAAGAGAATGAATATGTTGCAGGAATACCTGTAACACCACCCAAATAAGGAGGGCCCCAGTGGCTAGAGTCACAAACCTAATCAACAAAGCTGATGCTCTTAAGCAGCTCAATGCTAGCCTAAAGAAGCATAAGGCTGAGTATGACAAAGAGATAAAAGAATACAAAGTCAAAAAGGCTGCGTATGACAAAGAAATGGTTGCATACAATAAAGCCGTTATTGCAGCAGCTGTTTTGCACTTAAAAAATCTTGATGTTGACAAAGATATGTTTAGTCGCAACTATCGTAGTGGCGCTGTCAATGTTGATTTCAGTGTCAATACTGATGTAACACGTCCAGAGTACAAAGAAGAACCAAGCTCACATCTGATTGATAGAATTGAAAAGCAAATCCGTTCTGTATCAATCATGGCTGGAGAAACATTCAACGCTAGTATGTTGAGTGATGATTTCTTCAACTGCCTATAACCAACACAAACAATCCGGCCCCCGTCAGCAATGGCGGGGGCTTTACCTATAAGGAGACAGTATGCGAAAGCTTCTGTTAAATCGCAAGAAACTCACTGATAAGATAAATCGTCTTATGTGGGAAGAACATCGTGACAATCAGTTCGAAGAGAGCCAAGTCATGCGCTCTTATAGTGCTGGCATCATAGATGGTTTAGGTATGGTGCTACATCTCATGCACAATAGTCCAGCTAAGGAAGCCCCAATGTTTCCTATTAGCCTATCGTTTTACGAGGAAGACGAAGAGTCTTGCACCATTGCTCGTAAACAACAGACAGTCGAAGCCATGCGTGAGCGTGTCTTTGACTTACAGCAAGCCAACAAGCTATCATTATTCTATGAGGAGGTTGACTAATGGTTCGTGATTGGAACTGGGCAAATGACTTTCTCAACGGTGGTCGCAAAAAACATGAGCGTCCATTGTATGACAGAAGCCTACGTCTATGGAAAACAAATAGATGGGATGCTGATAGTGATATCAATGTAGGTTACCCATGGATGACACAGACACCTTTTGTTATCTATCACAAAGATGGAACAACAACTATTCAAGGCGCTACTTATCCTCATGGTTGGTCAGCCCTACGTGGTTACAGCACACGCTTCACAATACAACGTTACGCAGGTATTAAAGTAATACAGCGTAACTTTAAATTCTATCTAATTGAGCACAACGGTATTGTGACACCACCTAAGATACAAGGTTGCAGAACCTGTTCACAAAGTGGGTTAGTAGACGGCTGGTGTTACTCTAGAACTTGTTGGAACGGATCACCAGGTGGAGACGGTCGTATGCATTGTGAAGAACACCCTGATGCCACATACATTGGTATCAACCATCAATATAGTTGGCATTCAGTACCGTGTCCTCACGGATTATCTGATGGTCACGAAGTAAAGAAAGGCATAGTCTGTGGTACCTGTCAAGGTGCTAGGAAGTATGACTATGGCAGTAACCCTGAGCGCACACAGTGGAATGGTTTTCCACTTCGTTTGCGTGATGGAAAGATTATCAAATCAGCAGCAACACTACTAGAAAGGATGGTCGCAGACTATGTCGAACCTATCGGCTAAGTTTGACCCTAGTATAACAAAGGTACCTCGTGTATCACACACAGAAAACATAGCACAGGCAGTAGCATATCTACAAGGAGGATTACTTCCTGCAGATTTGCTAGACGCATCAACACAAACATTCGCCTATCGTGATGCATTAATTGCGCGGATATACAAAGAAGGTTACGCAGAAACTGTGTTGCCTACTTTCTTAAGAGAACTTCAAACAATTAATCTTGTTGGAGAACCTTATGAAATTAGTTTATGTGAATACGCTGCAACTGTAGCCTATTTAGCAGGTGAATTAGATCTCACAAAAGAAATTCTTATGCGAGTTCCTGCTTCATTAGTAACTAGTTACATTAACACCCTATATAAAGCTATTGCCATTAAAAAATGGGGTAAAGATACGTTTAATACAGCAATTGGTAACGGTGCTGACAACGCCCTGCAACAGTGGGAAATGCTACAAAACCTATAGGTTTGGTAGTCCATATGGCTATCAAATAGCAGGAGGCTAACTAAGCCAACCTCAAACATACTTAATTGATTCATAGCTGAGTAATTTATAGGCTCACGCAGTTAGTAGTACGAAGTAACTAGTTGTATGCGAGATGAGAAGATAAGGTGCGATGGTATTCAGTCCCTGGGCGCAACGGAGGTAAGTTAGTTTCCTGCTAATTAATAGAAAGGAACATCATGTGCCATGCATGTGAGCACGAAGATGAGGGAGATAACACACAGTTTGACTCTCATTACGTAGATGAACTACAATCAATGCCTCCTGATTTAAAGGATGAATTGATTGGTCAGATAACTGGCTTGATGAGTCATGTTATCGAACGAGCAGAAGCGCAAGGCTTTCTGTTCGAAATGATTACAGAGTGGCCTAGACAAAAGGTCGCTATGTATGAGGCAGCAATAGTCATGGAGAAAAATGTTCTCGATGACGATAACTACTAGGAAGGCAACACATGGAGATAGCAGTATTCACCGAGTCTTACGAACCGACTATGGGGAATAAGCGCCGTCAGGTTCTTATGTCCCCGCATGATGGTGGCGTCAAGATATGGTCACGTCTTACTGATGGTAGTAAGGGTCCTCACAATAAATGGGAGGAAATCTTTCTCGATCAGGTTTCTCATATCATTGAAGATAATGAGACGTTGACTCGTACTCCTGTAGGTGTGTACGTAACACCTACTGATGAGAAAGCGATCATTGATAAGGGTTACTCACCTGTGTTAGGTACCAAGGCATGTAATTCACATACCAAGGCTGAACCTAATACAGATACAACTCCTTTCGTAGAAAAGCTCTACGAAATTCACGATCTAATTCTGATTGGAGATGCTTCCTTGGACGCATACGTAATTGACAATCGTCGTCAGTCTGGCTCTACAGTTCCATTAGTAATGCCAGTACCAACACAAACAATGGACGACGTAGTTACCACATCATCTGCTGGTAAGGTACTTAGCGTAAACCTCGCTACAGTTCCACCTATGAAGTTGGCTGAACGTTATGTTCATCGTAAGATTTGGGGTCAAGAAGACTTTGCAGTCTATGACCACGCACGTGCTGAAGGCACAAACGTTCTTATCTATGGCCCTACAGGTCCAGGTAAGACCACATCCGTTGAAGCGTGGGCTGCAGCTCGTAGCCTACGTATGGCGTCTATCTCCGGTAACGCATCCATGGAACCAAGTCAAATGACTGGCAAATTCGTCTCTGATGGCGAAGGCTCGTTCATGTGGATCGATGGTCCAGTTACCGATGTAGTACGCAACGGTGGTGTTCTTTTGCTTGATGAGGTTAACTTCATCAATCCTAAGATCTACACCAACTTATATTCATTGACAGATGGTCGTCGCAGCATTACGTTGTTAGATCATCACGGTGAGACTATTCAAGCCCACCCGGACTTGACTATCTTTGCCACAATGAATCCAGAGTATATCGGCACTACACCGCTCAACTTTGCATTCCGCAATCGTTTCGACATTCAAATCCCATGGGATTATGACGACTCGGTCGAGGAGAAGTTGATCTCATCCAAGGCTCTTCGTATTCTCATGAAGCAACTTCGTGTAGAAGCTGCCAAGGGTCAATACGAAACACCAATCTCAACCAATATGGGTATGGAGTTTGTACATCTTGTAGCCGCTCTTGGTTACGAGTTTGCATCCGAAAACTTCATTGCACACTTTAGCTACGACGAACAAGCTAGCGTGCGTATGGTGTTTCAAACTCACGAGCACAATATCAAAGAAGACTTTGGTATTGAATCCAACATAAACATCGATAATGGCGTAGAACTCAGCATCGATGATCAACTAGCCGCATGGGCAGCAAGCATTCCATCCAACGTATAAGGAGGTACTATGTTAATCGATAACTTCGATGACAATCCGTATTATGGCGAACCTCGTACAGAAGATGACCAAGAGCGCATAGTTCAACTAGGCTCTCTATGTCGTGTGTATGAGCAAGCTGACCGCGTACTTACGGGCGATCCAATCATAGTCAACGTTATGCCAGATGGCCCCGCACCAGCGTGGTCGGATGGTGCAGCAATCTACATCAATCAGCAAGAAATTACTGATATGGATTTAGAGACATTGACGCAAGTTACCGGCCTCAATTATCACGAGCTAGCACATCACTTCTATACTCCTCGTAAGGGTACAGAGTTAATCAAGTGGGTTCTAGCCAATAATTACATGGAGGCTACAAATATATTGGAAGATCAGCGCATCGAAACATTGTTGTGCGCACGATATCCAGCTGTTGCACCGTACCTAATTGGTACAGTTGCTCGTTGGCTAGGTAATAAGCCAGAAGAAATGGCTGGTGGCTATGTTCTCATACGTGGTCGTCGCTATTTACCTGTAGAGGTACGGCAAGCTTATCGTGATCAGTTTGTTATGCCAGAGCTAATACCAGCAATCATTGACATCGTAGATGAATACCGTTTGCTTGCATTTCCACGGGATTACAAGAAAGCACAAGTATTAATTGAGCGATTCAATAA